TTGTTCTCTTGCTTCACACCAGCGCCAGCAGCAGTAATAGCTGCATCAGCATCGGCTTCGTTGGCATAGTGAACCACGTTCTCAGTCAGAGAGATCAGGGCCAGACCTGAACCACCCGAACCATCAGCACCAGCAGTTGCAACGACTTCCGCCGTACCCGTTGCCGAGTTGACGTTATCGTTGATCGCAGTCACCGCAGCCGCTTTCGAGGCGTTGGCAACACGGACACCCGTCACAGGGAACGTGACCGTAAAAGTACCGGGAACACGAGCCACACCGTTNGCGTCGATACCTTGGTCGTTCACGTTCAGGTCGTCCAGAAGCGGGACGTAGTAGAACACTTTCAGTTCCTTACCGAAGTTCTTCGGCATGGACTTGGCATCAGCCAGCGGAGAGAAATACATCTCTTCGGCGGCATCCATCAGGGACTTTCGATCCCAGTAGTGGGTATTGAACTGGGGACCAACCGACGATTGCGGCGAACCCGAGTCACCCACTTTAGGTGCATTGTAAATCTGAGTCATGGTGTTTTCCTTTCAGTCTCAGAGTTTCTCATCATTCGGGAGGAGGGAGTTTTGCAAAGTCCTCATCCGACAATTTATCGAAATCAACGGCAGGTTTTCCTGTGTTACCCGTTTGTTTCGAAGGAGGAGTCGAAGAAAGATGTGGATTGGCGGCAGGTTTCTTCGGTGGCTGCTGCTTCCTCGCTCCCGATGCAAGTGGTTCACTCTGGGGTTGGCCACCACGAATGGGTGCCATCTGAGTTCCACCTTTAGCGGGATTCGCAGAACTGAACACACCAGCGTTTTTCATCGCTTCACCAACCTGATCGAATGCTTGCAGGAAGGGGACTCCTTGCAGGTATCCAAGAGATTGTTGGTATCTCAGTTCTTCAACTACCTTGTCGTACACCCCACTCGCCTTGAAACCTTGAAGAGTGCCGATGAGACTCGGATCTTCCCGGAGACGGGCTTTGGATTTTGGATCCCAGTCACGATGAATGTGGCTGACCAGCGCCTGTCCCTCAGGAGTAGTCAATGCCATATCCAGCGCATCACGGAATTCATTATCCTGTGGGTTGCCCTGATAGTTCTTCGCCTGATAACCCGAATCTTTTTCGATATCAAGATCCATTGGGTCAATTTTGTGACTTTTTAGCAACTGGGTAATTGCACCTTTGTCACCTTTCGACAAATCAATGAGGAAGTTCAGTTGATCTGCCTTGTCCAAACCATGATCCTGAAGCATCCGATTCAGTTGTTTCATTGGTTTGATCTCTTGCATCCGACGTGAATAGTTCACGCCTTGCTGCATAAGACGGATAGCATCTTCAGGTGAACGAACATGGAAGTCTTTACCATCAGCCTTAAAAGGCGTGGTGACACGTTTGAAGAAACCAATGGCTTCATCAACCTGTGCAGTTTCCATACCATCCGGAAGTTTGTAGTACCCAGCTTTGGCAGGAGTTTCCTTGCCTTTGGTTACTCCATCATCTCCGGTTTTGGCTTTGTCGTCAGCCTTCCCTTCTTCTTCGGCGTTTGCAGCGGGCTGCTTACCACCTTTCGGTTCATCACCTTTGGCTGCTGATTCGCCTTCACCACCCATGGGGTTTTGGCCTTGAGAATCGGAGCCTTCTTCTTCTTCTTCTTCTTCGACAGTGGTGCCGGAAACAGGATCATCGTCGGACTCATCAGACTCACCACCGTCAGCAGATGGGTCAGAGCCGTCAGTGCCTTGGGGAGCAGGGTCATGATTTGAGACTTGGACTGCTTCATCGAGAACTCCATTGGTGAGGGTTGATTGTCCAGCAGGTACATCACCTGAGAAATCAGACTCATCCAACTTCAGAAAGTCTTCATCACTCATGTTGTCGAAATCGACTTTGGTTTTCGGTGCCATGATATTCTCCATCATTGGGCTACAGTAGATGTGGCAAAAGCCGGGAATTATTCCCCGGCTTCCGCTTTGATTGCAAGATCACGAGCTTCTTCCAGACCCTGAAGTTCATCTTTGGCCATATTACCTTGTTCGATGATGTTCTTCATGTAGTTCCGGAATTCAGCGACAGCCCCGATACTCTTGGCACAATCATTGAAAGTCTTTTCAGTGACACGACCAGAAGCCATCAGTTCAGCATATCGCTGAGGTTCATCGACAAAGTAACCAGTCATAACCAGCAGCTTGAAGTCATCATTTTCAGCCAGACGCTTTGCAGCTTCGTACTTGGCAATGATGTCAGCAAAATGAGCTTTCGCTTCTTCATACTGTTCATGAGTCAGTTCGATGAACTCAGGTTCTTCAGTCCCCATAGACGCATTATACAGATCCATGTTCTTCCTCTCAGCAATTGACTAGGATCCTGACTTTCAGGCTCCCTTCAGTCTTACTGAGTGCTCAATGGACCAATTGGAAGTCTTTGTCCAGAGAGTTGTGGCGGAACCATTGAAGGATCAGAGAAACCAGATCCCAAAGCAGGAGCACCTTGAGGACCAGTTCCCGGAGCAGCACCCCGTGCAATTGGCTTCGGCATATTCACCGGAGCCATGGTCTGACGGTTATTCTCCATGTCTGTCAGCTTGTTATAGCCAACAGCCGCCTCAATGTTTTGAGGAGGAGTTTCACCAGCCAGCAGAGCCTTGGTAACTTCCAGACTCCGGTTGCCAGCAGCTTGAGCACCCATCTTCTCAACTTCCCGTTCATGCTTCATACCAGACAGCAACTCATCAGTTTCTTCCAGCAGTTTAGCCGCACGAGCACGAGCTTCTTCAGCACGAGCTTGATTGAGTTCAATCTCGGTTTGAGCTTTCTGAAGTTCAGCTTCTTTGAGAGCAACTTCCAGAGGATCAGGCTGAGGCTGATACGAACGAATCTGTTCTGCGAGATCAGGCATACGCTTGAGATCAGCAATCTTGCCTAGCACGATCTTACGCAGGTTTGGATCCATATCTGGACCAACAGTCTGAAGAACCATACCAAGATCATTGGCTTTCTGTTCATCAACTGAAGCAGTCGAGATATCAACCTTCAGGTCAAAGTTTCCTTCCAGTTCAGCACGAGAAACTTCCACAAACTCACGGTTTGTAACTCGAATGATTTCCTTTTCACTCAAGAACTTACCGTTCATTGAGATCATCTTCATACCGATGTCTTGAATACCTTTCGCCAAACGACGAAGGATACTCATCTCACGTTGAGCAGCAGAATCCAAAGCACCACGAATACCTGTAGCCACACGACCATAAGCATCTCCAGAGATACCTCCAGAGAATGACTTCACACCAGTCAGTGCTTCAGCTTCAGCATTCTGCCACTGAATNGTTTCATGAGCAGAACGAGGAATCTCAGGGTATTCCATCTGACGGATGTTGGCTTTNGGATCNCCATTCGGATTGAACTCNAANTCNTCACCATTGGTGAATCGACGCTTGTTCACAGGATCAAGGAATCCTTTGGCATAGCCAGTCTGTGCGTTGGCAGAACGACCCATAAGATCAATCACACCACGAGTCACAGCACCAATNATACGCTGGTTATCCTGAAGCAGCGAAGCATCAGCTTCACCAAAGACTGANTTCAGAATTGGCATATANGGAACNATGACAAACGGAGGACGCTTGTCAGGGAAAGGATTCTCCCGCATCTCNATGATGGTTTCACCAACCCAAGTCACNACAATAGGAACCATGATCCCATTGGCATAGATGTCATAAAGACCCCAGTATTCGTAAACCAGAACCTTCTGCTTATCCGCTGAACCAGTACCAGAAGTACGCATGTCNTTGTTTGGCGTNTTGCTTTCATGGTCTGGNTTTCCATGGTTCGATTGNATCTTTGCAGACTCCCAATTCACCTTGTCCAGATTCTGGTAATAGTCTTTCTTCGCCTTCAATTCAGAAGGCGTGGCTTCGTAGGTGTAGATCATGTACTGGGCTTTTTCCCATTCACCTTCACACGAAGGATCCACGAATAGGTTAGCCACATTGATAATACGAACAGATGGGCAGTTCTTGACCATACGTTCTTCAACAGTTTCAATGATTCCATCTGGTTCAGCTTTGACAAGCTGTTGCAACTCCACTGACATCTCAGCAGAGGCTTTCAAACTTTCAGGCAGTGATTCCCAATCAGCAACTTCAGCCTGCATCATTTGAATAGCAGACTCGATCATCTTTGCTTCTTGTTCATCCTGAACTGCATAGTAGCTGAAGTTGGTTGTCTCGACTTTCTCAGTCCGGAACTCTTGTTCCCAGCCAACACGAACCACCACAGAACCTTCATCAACGGCTGTACGGACATACCGATCAATGAAGTCCACTTTGTTGAGCTTGGTGTCCCACTGCCAGTTGAGAACAACTTGGTTCTGTTCAGCCTTCGGACCATCTTCATGAGTCCGAGGCAGCACTTGGAACATACGATCCGTATTCAGGAAAGGCTCAGTCAGAGCAGGATAGCGCCATTCGTTATGCTTACGAATGAGCTTCGGCTGTACAGCAGATCGTCCTGCTTTGGCTTTCTTGGGAGCTTCTGCCCCCGTAGCATTTCGCAGATCAAGCCATCCACTGACGTTTGCTTTCTGATCATCAGTCTCCTGACGAGCAAACTCAAGGTCTTGACGAAGATCTTCCAGAGTCGGTTCTTTTTCCCATTCAGTCAGCTTGTTACCAGTGACTTCTTCTTTCTGGGTCTCTTCCAACACTTCATCAAGGTTGTCTGGATCGACACCCTTGTTGGAAGCACTTTCATTACGGTTATCCGACTGGATCTTATATTCGTCATTCATTTGCATCGGATCACCTCAAGATTTCCGAGAGTTGTTCATAACCCTGTACAGCAATATCTTTTTCTTGACCACACTCAATCAGAGCATCGCCAAGACGACCCATACGGATTTCATCTGAACCAACAGAAGTACCATTCACGCCTCGAATGACATCTGACGGATGAGGACAAGGGGCTGAGACATTCTCAGGGAGTGGTTGGACTCGGACCCCATCTGCGCTCCAGCCGCTGCAACCCCCCAGTAGTACCAACACCGGGACCAGCAGAACCTTCGGCAGTAAGTGCTTGGTTCTCAAGTTCATTGATCAAACCCTCTTTTTCACGGTTCAGCCTCAGTATCTCAGCGTTCCTTACGCTAAGAGATTCATTCAGATCAAGGAGTTCATTCTGAAGTTCTTGACGATCTTCTTCATACTTCTCGATCTGATTGACTGTACCTTTGTGGTAGCCATAAGCAAAAGCCGCTCCCAAGAGAGCAACTGATGCAGCCAGAACAATGAGTTGTCTTTGTCCAATCATCGTTTCAACATCCTGTCTCGAAGGACATCCCCAACTTTCCGTGCATCATCTGCACGAGTGTAGCCGGGAAGAACCTTGTAATCCCATTTGAACCGCTGCTGAATACCCAGAGTTTGCTGTACTTCAGCATGGCTAAGAGTTGTCCACGGCGATACTGGGATATCATATTCCTTGCAGAGATCCATGGTCCAATCGAGCATGGCATCAATCCCTGCCCAAGTTACTGGATTGGTTCCCCAGTTCAGAGGTGATTCCACAGCACCAGCCATTGCATCAACAGACAAACCAAGCCAACCAGTATTCATAGACTTGGTATGTGACGCACCCACTCCGGAACGTACATCGTAGTTGACCTGATCCTGCACTGAGTGATTGCCATCGTATACGTTGCCCAGATTGTCAAACACCCAGTTGTAGTGATCACGTTCAAGTTCAATAACGCCATGAGCACCAGCAGTCCAATGCCAGACAATCCCACGAACTCCGCGAGTGAACAGGTCTTTTGCATCTCTGACTCCTTTGATCTTCATGGCTTCTTGAATAGCAGCCCGAGTCTTTGGACCCATCATCCCATCAACAGTAAGAACGGGACCACCCATGATCCCGTTCACTCGACCTTGAAATTCTCTTGTGTTGTACGTCATCTGACGATCCTTTCTGATAGAATTTTGCTGATTGTCGTAGTCGGGTTTTCTGGATCATAGACGTTTGAGCAGTAATCATCTGTTGAATCAGTAACCCGAGTATCATTGGCCATCACATCATATCGAACACAGACATAGAATGGCTCATCTGGAATAGCAGGTGGATCTGATTGCTCATTGTCAAAGAATGCACCCCATGCCCAGAAACGAGGAACATCGTTTGCAACCCGATAGTTTCCATTACCACGACGTGAGGTAAGACGAGTTCCGTCAGCCGTGTATACTGAAGCAATCCACAAACCATTCACGTTCTGGTTCGGATCAGCATCATAGAGAATCAGAGGATCAACCTCTGAATCGACATGAACCACTTCAATCGTAGCTGTGATGAATGGACGTTCTGCAAAGAACGTATCATGCAAGCCCAGATAAGTTCGATGACCAAAGATCATGAGAAGACACAAGATGACTCCTGCAAGTAGAACCCGGAAATCATCCTTGTTCTTGTTCCCACTTTTTTCAACACGAAGCTGTGGAATCATTGTCTTGCTCATGGCTTATCCTCCGAATCCAGTTCTCGACCTTCTGGACCATACTCACGACGTTGAGGATCCAAGGCTTTGTTGGACTCGCCACTGATGAATCGCTCTACGAGAGTCACAGCCACAAGACCAATCAGAAACGAAGCAGCGGTGAGGGTTCCCATCGCTCCAGCCATTTCATCAGGAAGGTCTCCAATCCATGGTTTCATAAGAACAGGCCCGAGGACACCGACGCCAAATGCGACAGCACCACCCACGAATACGACACGAAGCCCTTCTTTCCAACTGGTTTTTAGGACAGCGGCTCTGACCGAACCGCCCAATGCCCCAAAAAACGTAAGCAAAGCAGCACGTTGGTTGAAGACTTCAAAGAAGAGGTTTGGATCTTTATCATTCATCAGACGAATCCTCGGTCATTGAAGCGAGTGTCTTCATCCAATACTTCTGATGTCTGAGATTTGTTTTCGATGAGATCTTCACCCATCATCTTCAGATACAAGCCGTAATAGGAATCGCCTTTCGCTGTGTGTTCTTCTCCACCCATATGGGACAGATACAACCCAGAGACGTAAAGCGCCAGAGCTTCATAGAGATGATGAGGCAATTGCATCGTACCACTGACTTCAATGGCCGGATGTTTGGTCTGGAACTTGAGATCTACTGCTGGAGCGTAATCCTCCATGAACTGATTCGAGAATCGAATCGAGAACGGAGAGGGCATAGTGATGAGTGAACCAGTCTTCGGAACGAAGGTCCGTTCATTCTGTGGAATGACAGGCAGATCTTTCGGAACTGCATGTACAGAAAGCATTCGCACATAGTCAGTGAACACAGCATCCAGAGTTGAATTCAACACATAGATGTTCTGACCTGAAACGAAGGTCAGAGCATAGGTGGATTCAAACAGCTTCATCCGGGTACTGATGTCGATCAGTCCCTGATTGGTAAGCTCCAGAAGTTGATCTTCATGACCCGGATTGATCTCACCGAGATCTTGGTCATCGACAACCGCTGTGTTCTTCAGTTGGCCACGAGCCAGCTTCATGGTGAAATCAGTGAAGAGCATGGGACTTTCCTTATACGATGTAGGCTCCTAGCCCGGATTCTTCTTCGATTTGGTCATCTGTACCCCAGATGATATCCTTAGTCGATACCTGAGTCTGAGGTTCAACAGGTTCTTCTGGGTTTGGTTTCCATGGGTTCATAACAGTCAGCATCGAGATAGTATCAAGACAGTCATCTTTTCCCATCAAACCATCACGAGTAGCAAGACTGATTTGTTCCATAAACAAGCCGAGAGTCTTGGTCTTACTCATTTCCGACGCAAAATGAACCTTCCCAGCCTTGAACAATGGAACCACGAGATTGAACCGCGACAGTTTGTCCGTCATCGGTCGGATACCCGGCTTGTTCGTTTTAGGGTCATGGGTCAAATTGAAGTAGATCCCACGACGATCCATTTCAGTCATGATCCACGGAATGAACCCACCCTGTTGTCCAGTGACTTCAATACCCACACCTTGGGGTGAATACTCCTGTGCAAAATTGAACAGATCGTTGATAGTTTTGCCCATCTGTTGACGTTCGCACAAACCATCAACCCAGATCCAATTACCTTCCTTGTCATAGGCCCACACAGAAATCACAGTGTAATCAGCAGTTTGCTTGGATGAGGTGGCAAAGTCTGTGGTGATGTAGAAGTTGTAGTTCTTCCGATTGGACAGAATGTCCATCCGAGACTTCCAACCAATTTCATCTTGTTGGATCAGTCGTGATTCATCTGAGGTAATTCGAAGCATAAGTTCCTGACGGAAGGACTTTTCTTTCCCTTCCATGACAGCAGACTCATACATCTCTTTTACGTACTCATAAGTGAATCGGTCTTCCCAAGCTCCACTGAATTCTTCTTTCGTGCAGGGAAACTCTTTGCAGACTGGCCATACGTTTACCTGCCAAGCACCAGACTCAATTGCTTGATACACGATGTCTTCTTTGTTGAATGGTGTCCCATTTAGAATCATCTTGTGACGAGTTGGATCCAGAGCATACTGAACCCCAGAATAAACTGTATCGTTGATTGCTTCCATTGCAGTTGGTGATTTGGAATCAGCATCTGAAATCAAGTCATCCATCACAGCAAGCACAGGACGACGGTTGAAGATCTTTGTACCCCGGATACCAGATTTGGCACCGAACATCTTCACACCAAACTTCCCACCATTCCGGTTATGGAATTCCATGTAGTTTTCAGTGAATCGAACTCCTGACTCTGGCAGCCAATACTGCAAGAACTCACTAGAATAGTATCGAGACTTGATTGATTCTCGTGCTGACTTCACCCCGTTGTCCATCGAATCCGAAATGTATAGCATTCCGGGAACAGGACCAAAGCCGGGGATCTTGTTGAACATAGCCAAATAGAGAGTCAGGTACTCCATCATCAGAGTCGTCTTTGCAGTACCACGAGCACAAAGGTTCGTAATCTTCTTGTGCATTGTCGGTAGCTTATCAAGCATTGCAAGGTGCATGACTGGAGTCTTGTTGTCTTCTCCTCGACCATCATTGCAGAGCTTGATGAAGTTCATGAACTCAAGGCTGAACTTCGAAGGAACGTATCCCCCGTTGTTCAGCCAGTCAAAGTCCACTTCATTCAGGTAATCGTCTACCGACTTGTTTCCAAAGAACTTACTCATTTACGATCTCCGCATCAGGGATATTCATTGGCAATGCAGCCACATCCTGCACTGACATTTTTTTCCCTTCAATGGTTCGCATCTGCATCTCAGCCATCTCAGAAATACGAGCTTCAAGTGCTCTCATCCCATCATTCATACCGATGTCGATCTTTAGTTCAGCCTTGTTCACTTCTGGTTTCTTCAGGTGAGTCAGAAGACTGTTTGCTGCTTCCACTCGAACCTTATCACTCACACTCACATCATTCATGATTTCATATTGAGTGTTGATTGCAGCTTGAAAGATGTCCTGATTTAGAACCCATGTAGGAATCATGGCTCGTTCNTAAACCATGTTCACCAGCTTGCCTTTGTTGTAGGCAGCCACATACGAAGCGATATCTTTGCTAGATCGCCCATCAGAAACCATCTGAGTATAACGATCTGGGAAAGTCGAACGATACGCATCAAGGTTTGATTTTCCCATAACCTTGTGCGAAACGTACATGACTGCACG